ATTCCAGCTTGTAGACGACTCATCGCTGCTTGCCGTTGTTCAGAACATGGCGTCTATGGTGGGGTATCCGACCCCAGCAGACGCCGCTGGATCGACTGATCCGGCAGTTCAGCAGATGGTGCAGGCGGTCAACCTTGCCGGGGTTGATCTCCTGTCCATGCACGATTGGCAGGAGCTGACAAAGCCTTACACCATCAGCATCGTCTCAGACATGAGCGGGCAGAAGGAGAAGGCGTTTGCGCTGCCGGATGACTTCTACGAGTTTGTTGACCAGACTCAGTGGAACGAGACGAATCAGTTGCCTGCGCTGGGTCCAATTAGTGCTCAGTTTTGGCAGCAGTTGTTGGTGCGTACCACGCTGCCAACGCTGTCCTTTTACTGGCAGGTCCGCGACAACCAGATTTACATCTTGGCGCCGCCTGACAGTGCGCAAGACCTGACTTTTTTCTACTTGTCGGTAGCGTGGGTCCGCGATGCGGATAACGCCACGCTATACAAGAACCGCGTCACCAAGAACGGTGACGTCATCCTGATTGACCCGTATCTGGTCACACTCTTGGCGCGTGTGAAGTGGCTGGAGATGAAGGGCTTTGATTCCGCTGCGGCCATGCGTGACTTCCAAGTGAACTTGGAGAATCGCAAGGGCAACGAGCGAGGAGCACCAGTGCTGACGATGGTGCGGGACTACACGTTCCCATACTTGCAACCGCTGACGAATACGCCTGACACCGGCTACGGAGCCTGACATGCCTTTGCAGGGCCTGGCCCCATTTAAGACGCCGCGTAGGGCAGCGGCTACGCAGACGTCATCGTTGGTCAACGTGCCTGCGCCTGTGGGTGGGTTGAATCTACGTGACCCTATCAGCGCCATGTCACCGATTGACGCTGTGGTGCTGGACAACATGGTTCCGCGCCAGACCGGCGTTGAACTGCGCTATGGCTATCAAGTGTTCACGGAGTCCATTGGCTATGAGCCAAAGTCCGTTTTTGCTTACAGCGCGTTGGATGGCGATGACAAGCTGTTTGCTGCTGCCAACGGCAACATCTATGACATTACTGACGGCACAGTAGCTGTCTCGCAATCTGCCACTGGCAGCACGGATGACATCTGGTCTACCACGATGTTTTCGACGGGCGCTGACAACTTTCTGCTGGCTGTGTCTGCGAGTGGCGGCTACTGGACTTATTCAAACGCAAGCGGTTGGATCAAGCGCACGCCGTCAAGCCTGCCGACAACAGGTTTGAATTCCGTGATGGTATGGAAGCAACGTGTCTTCTTTACCGTCAAGAACAGCGCCAACATCTATTACATGCACAACGTCAATGTTGTGACTGGCGCGACATCGGGCTTCAACATGGGCTCGCAGTTGCGCAATGGCGGCTACATCTGCGGCTTGATCAGTTGGACGCTGGACGCTGGCGTTGGCATTGATGATCACTTGGTAGTGGTTGGCTCGCAAGGCGACCTGTCTGTGTGGACTGGTACTGACCCGGCCAGCGCGACCACTTTTGCCATCAAGGGCACTTGGTACGTTGGCCCTGTGCCGACCATCGGTCGCTTCTTCACCGCGTTTGGCGGTGATGTGATGATCCTGTCTGAGATGGGTCTGGTGCCCGTCAGCAAACTGGTCAACGGGCAGTTTGTTGAGTCCAACAATGGCGTCAGCAGCAAGATTCAGTCAGTCCTGACGCCGTTGGTGCGTCAACTGCGCAATGTCGAAGGCTGGGACATCTTTATTGTTCCGTCGCAGGATATTCTGGTCATCAAGCTGCCGCCGCAAAACGGTGTGTATCAGCAGTTCGCCATGAACATCACCACGGGCGCGTGGTGTACGTTCAGCAACATGCCAATGTTTGCGACGGCCATTTGGGATGGTGAGTTGTACTTCTGCACTGGTGAGGTTGTCTGCCACGGTTTGTATGGCAAGCGAGATGGGGTTGCGCTGGATGGCACTGGCGGCGACCCGATTGAAGGCGATGTGCAGACATCGTTTCAATCATTTGAGTCGCCTGGGCAGATCAAGCGTTTTGGTCTGGCGCGTCCTGTGTTTGTGGCACCCGAAGCGCCAAGCGTCAAGCTGCGCGTTAACACTCAGTATCAGTTCACTGGCGTTGAAGGCTCTCCAGCGTTCTCTCAAGACGCGTTGGCGTTTTGGGATTCTGCGGTGTGGAACGCTGCTTTGTGGGTTGGCGGAACTGACACTTATGAGTCTTGGGTTGGTGCGACTGGTCTTGGCTATTACGGCTCAATTCGCATGAAGGTGCGCGGCGTCCCGCAGACGCTGTTCATGTCTTCGCATCTGATGGTCAATGTTGGGGGAATGATGTAATGGCAACAGCACCGGCCACTGGGGCCCCAGCCGATGCGTTGATCATGGCTTTGCGCGGCGCCACGCCGATGCAGGGCCAAGCGTCTACGCTGAAGTTCTACGACAACCCTGAGAACAGCGTTTACACACCGCGTGTGCGGCCTGTGTATGTGCCGCCTCCGTTGCCGCCTGGGCCTGATGTTGGGCCGCAGTTGCCTGCTCCTGCGCCGCCAGTTGCGCCTGCTCCGACACCTCCCGCGCCAGCGCCTATTGCTCCTACGCCTATTGCGCCCGCGCCGCGGCCTTCAATTATTCAGCCAAAAAGCACGCTCATCTCGTTAGACGATGATCCTGTTACGCCTGATGTTCCTGATTACACAGATGATTTGTTTGGCCCTGATGTAGGACCGCCTTCGCCTCCTGGCCCTGATGTTGGGCCAGTAGCACCGGCTCAAACGTATCCTGTCTATACACCTCCACTATTCACATCAAGGTTGATTGAAGAAAAGTCGCCATCTGTTGAAGTCATTCAAGATTTGCCTGTATCAACTGATCCGGCTCCGCCGACTGACGCGGCTGATGACTTTGAGCTTGATCGAGAACTTGGCATCGTGTCTCAATACGATGTGTTTGGCCCTGATGTTGGGCCGCCTTCCCCCCCTGGGCCTGATGTCGGGCCCCCAGCCCCGGCGCAAACTTATCCCGTCTATACATCTCCGCCATTCACATCAAGGTTAATTGAAGAAAATTCGCCATCCGTAACTGTCATTGAAGGTCTTGACGTCACCGACGCGCCTGCTGTTAACACAGACCCTGCTGATAATTTTGAGCTTGATCGAGAGCTAGGAATCATTCAGCAGTCCGACATGATGGAGCCAATAACATTTGCGCCTGCTCCAACTCTTGCACCTGCTACAGAACCGGCTACTTCAATCCGTGATGCGGGGTTTGTCACGCAGATTGATCCTTTGACTGAGCTTGAGGACTACGCAGCTCTGCTCAACACGGACATCACAAGCACACTTCCAGCAGCAGTTGCGGAAGACACTGTGCAGCCATCTGTTGCGGTAGACACTGCAACACAAGGTCTGACGCAGCGCGATCTTGATGAGATGGCCTTGTTTGACATGCTGAGTCAGCAGTTGCTGACTGGTAATGATTACTGGGATCAGCTCTTGATGGATGATCCTTACTTGCAAGAGAGATGAGGCTAGTCACCGACCAACCAGGCCAGCTGCCTGTCATCTGGGAATGGATGAACAGGCAGACGCGCCTGCCTTGGTCGAGTGATCTGCGGTGCATTGCCTCAATGCGTGATGATGGGACGATTGCTTGTGCTGTTGGTTACAACGCGTGGACTGAACAAACGTGCTGGATGCACGTTGCTTTTGACCATGAGCACGCGCTTACGCGTTCGTTGTGGCGAGCCGCGTTTGAGTACCCTTTTATTACATGCGGCAAGACTGCCGTGTATGGCCTGACGCCAAAACACTTGGAAGAGGCGCTCAAGATGAATCGGAAGTTGGGATTTAAGGAGATCGCGCAGACAATCGACTGCGTGATGTTTGAGATGAAAGTTGAAGATTGCCGTTGGCTAAAAGGAGCTAAAGATGGGCGGTAAAGGTAGAGCGCCAGCCGCGCCGGACTATGTCGGCGCTGCGCAACAGCAGGCTGCAGCTTCCAAAGAGCTGACCAACATTCAGAACTTTGCGAACCGCCCGACAATCAACACGCCGTTTGGTTCGCAATCTTGGCAGACGTCTAGTCAGGTTGACCCTGCGACTGGTCAGACTGTTACGTCTTGGACGCAAAACAACACACTTGCGCCAGAACTCCAGCAGGCTCTAGGTGCTCAGATTGGCTTGCAGAATGATCGCAGCCAGCTTGCATCTGACTTCATGGGCCGCGTTGAGCAGGAATATCAGCGCCCGTTTGATTGGCAGAACCTGCCGCAGATGGCTGGGCTTGATCGCCAAACGCGTCTTAACACTCAGCTTGCTGATTACGCGCCAGGCTTGCAGACATCCTTGCGAACGCAAGACAACCCGGCGCTTCCGCAGTTTGACTCCAGCTACCGTGACACCGTGGCTCAGTCGCTCATGGAGCGCATGCAGCCTGTGCATGAGCGCCAGCAGCAGCAG